CTGATGAAGTGGTGCGTTTTGATCCTAGAGGCCCACAAGACGAGCGTGGTGCAAAACAAGCCACTGACTACTGTAACTGGGTCTTTCAGAAAGAGAACCAAGGCGTTTTGATTCTGCACGATTGGTTTAAAGATGCTCTGATGCAAAAGGTCGGAGTGGTCAAAGCCTACTGGGACGAGTCTGAAGACTTGACCACTGAGAAATATCAGAACCTCAACGATGACGAACTGGCGATGTTGCTCAGTGATGATTCAGTTGAGATTACTGAGCAAGAAACGCTGACTCAAGAAGTCATGACGATGATGGGTGTTGTCGCTGTCAATACCTACAATGTCAAGATTCAGAAGAAGCAAAAGGTTGGTCGTGTTTGCATTGAGAACATTCCTCCCGAAGAATTCCTAATTAGCAAACGAGCAAAGACTGTTCAAGACTCTCCGTTTGTCGCTCATCGCAGATTGATGACTCGCTCTGACTTGGTGGCGATGGGCTTTGACAAGTCTGTTGTTGATTCGTTGCCCACCAGTGACTCACTCACTTTCACTGAAGAACGACTGGCTCGATTCTCCAATGGTGAGCAACCTACTGATCCGTCCATTGACTTCTCCATGCAGACAGTCGAGGTTTTTGAGTGTTATATAAAGGCAGACACCGATGGCAAGGGAATCGCATCACTCAAACAAGTTTTCTATGCGGGTAACGAGATACTTTCAGAAGAAGAAACGGACTATGTCCCGTTTCATTCCCTGTGTCCGATACCAATCCCACACAAATTTTTCGGTAATAGCCTTGCAGATCGGACAGTTGACCTTCAACTTATCAAGACCACCATCACCCGTCAGATTCTGGATAACCTTTACCTGACGAACAACGCAAGGGTCACAGCAGTTGATGGGCAAGTCAACCTTGATGATTTGCTGACCTCGACCGCTGGTGGTGTGATTCGGGTGAAGTCACAAGGTGCTGTGAGCCAGTTGAATGTGCAAGCCGTGGCTAACCAAGCCTTCCCGATGCTGTCCTATCTGGATCAGGTTCAGGCTAAACGAACTGGCGTAACGGATGCCTCTCAAGGTCTTGATCCGAGCATTTTGCAGAATGTGACTGCCGCCGCTGTTGCGTCCATGCAACAAGCCTCTGCTGGCAAGATCGAGATGATTGCTCGAATCTTTGCGGAGACTGGTGTTAAGTCTCTTTTCCAAGGGATTTTGCATCTGTTGTGCAAGTATCAGGACAAGCCTCGCATGATTCGCTTGCGTGGTGAGTATGTCAGTTTTGATCCGAGAGAGTGGACGAACCAATACGATGTGGATATCAATGTCGGGTTGGGTGCTGGTAATCGTCAAGAGCAAATGGCGATGTTATCGATGATTCTGGCTAAACAGGAACAGACTCTGGCGCAATTTGGTCTGAGCAATCCTTTGGTAAGCCTGACTCAGTATCGGGCGACTTTGGGTCGGATGATTGAGGCGGCAGGGTTCAAGGATTCTGCTGAGTTCTTCAAGCCGATTGACCCGATGTTTGAGCAACAGATTGCCCAGCCTCAACCTCAACAGGTTGATCCGATGGTTCAGGCTCAGATGGCGAAGGCGCAAGCAGATATTCAGGTCATGCAAGCCAAGGCACAAGCAGACATTCAGTTGGCTAGAGAAAAGGCGGCTGCTGATCTGCAACTTCAGCAACAGAAGTTCATGGCTGAGATGGAGATGCGCCGACAAGAGTTTGAAGCGGAAGCCCAACTCAAAGCGATGAAGGTTGGTGCAGGCATCACTTCTAATGTGGAAATCCCAGGATGAAACCAACAGAAATCATCACGGAAGACGCTAACAGGAATGGCGTAGACCCTGCGCCTATTCTGGACAAGATTGCACGATCCGTTAAGTCTGGAAATGGAATCATTCTGCAATCTGGCGATACTGTCTTGGTGATTCGCAAGTTTGCACAAGGATTGGCTGAACTTCACTTGTTTACGGCTGATAGCCCGATGGCAATGGTCAAGGCGTTGCGTGAGTTTGTCAGGAAGATTCAAAACTCAGACCTTACCGCTGTTTACGGGAACGCAGACAACGCTCAGATTCTGCAAGTTCTGAAAAATCTTGGGGTTGATGTTCAGAGGTCTGATTTGCCAGACTACAACTGGAAAGCATTGGTGTAAAGGATAGATCATGGGTGCAGTTACTTCAGTTGTTGACACAGTTGCTGACACTGTTGGTGGTGTTGTTGAAGCCGTTGGAGATGTTGGTAGTTCCATTGATGACGCAGTTAACGATGTAGTGCCAGGTGGTTGGGCTACTGTTGCAAGCATTGCTGTTCCAACTGCTGCGCCTTACATCGTTGCCGCCAATACTCTTGACCAAGGTGGAAGCCTTGAGGATGCGCTAACCAACGCCGCTATCAGTTATGGAGTTGGTCAGATTGCTCAAGGCTTTGGAGGCGATACCACTGGCTTAGACATGGGTGAAGTAATCCCCGCTACTCCAGCCCAATTAGAGGGTCTATATCCCGCTGGTGGGACTTTCTTGCCTCCTACTATTGACACGACTGGTCTGGATATGGGTGATGTGATCCCGACCACTCCGATGGACATAACAAGCGTGATTCCAGAGGCAACGCCTGTTGCACCTTCAACGACTTTGCCCATTGAAGCCCAAGACCCATTTGGATACAAGCCTCCTATTTCTTTAGATGCCAAGACCGCTTTGAACTTGGCAAACTTGGGATTGACCGCTAATGCGATCTTGAATCCTCCTGATCTAAACATGGGTGGAACTGGCCCGATGTGGAACGAACTTCAACCAATTCCTGAAGGTTGGAGTCCACCTGTTTACCAGACCGAGTTCACTCCGATTGACTTGGCTAGTATCTTTCAAGGCGCAGACTTAACAGGAACGCAATGGGCTAACCAGATGCAACCTGTTCAGTTTGCTCCAGCCCCTACAATGCAAGACTTAACAAACATTTTGCAAGGGATCGATTTTGGACAAACCGCAACTGGCAATCAATCTGTTAAGGGATGATTTCTTCAAAGGTGAGATGGAACACCTGAAGCAATTGGAACTTAACAAGATTGAGAATAGCGAACCAGATGATGTTGCAACGAGGGAGTTTGCATATTCCAGACTGAACGCTATAAAATATGTTTTAGGGCACTTTGAATCGCTATCAAAATCGAAAGAGATTGAAGCGAAAAAGTGGAAAATCCTATAGCCGTGGCAGTCGGTTACTGCTGAAAATTTGGGAATGAAATGAGCGAAAACACGACTCCGAATGGAAGTGGAACGCTATCGGTGGACACAGCCGTTAACGCATTTATGGGTTTGATGGATAGTTCGGAAGAAGCCCCACAGGGTGAATCGGAAGAACAGGAAGTCACTCAGGAAGCGGAAGCGGTAGACGAAACTGAACAGGTAGAGGAACAAGCAGAAGAACAAGAGCAACCGACCACTTTCCGTGTCAAAGCGGCAGGGGAAGAACGGGAGGTCACTCTTGATGAACTGATTGAAGGCTACCAGTTGGGTGCGGATTACACCAAGAAAACCCAGTCGCTATCCGAACAACGCAAGGCGGTGGAAGCCGAACGAGCGAAGATCGAAGAAGCGGCGAAACTTAGAGATCAGTATGCCCAACGCTTGCAGTTGATGGAGAAAATCCTACAACAGCAAAACAAGGGCGAAAATTTGGAAGTTCTGAAAGAAACCGACCCGATTGGTTATGCCGTGAAGGTCGCTGAACAGGCTCAACGAGATAAACAGTTATTGGCATTGCAACAGGAACAGCAACGCATTGCACAACAGCAACAAGCGGAGCAAGCCGAGAGATTGCAAAGTCACATCGCTGAAGAATCCCAGAAGTTAGCGAAAGCGATTCCTGGGTATGCTGACCCGAAACAAGGCGATCAGATTCGCAAAGACATTCGGGAATATGCAAAATCTATCGGTTGGACTGATCAGGAACTTGCCAACATTTATGACTCTAGGGCTGTGCTTTCTCTGTATCAGGGGATGCAATATGCCAAACTTCAGAGTAAGAAGCCTGAAGTCACCAAGAAGGTGAATGAGGCTCCTAAGACGATGAAAACAGGCGTATCGCAACCTCGAAATGCTGAGAGTGATGCACAGAAAAAGGCTCTGGCGCAGTTGAGGAAATCTGGAAAAGTGACCGATGCTGCACTCGCATTTCAACGATTCATAACCTGAAGGAATCAAAATGGCAACTTATCAAACCTACACCGCTATTGGTCAGCGTGAAGACCTGAGCGATGTGATCTACAACATCAGCCCGACTGATACCCCCATCATGTCTTCCATCGGCAAGACCAAAGCGACCGCTGTCTACCATGAGTGGCAGACCGACTCGCTGGCTGCCGCTACTGTGGCTAACGCCGCCGTTGAAGGTGATGACGCAACCGATGCCACCATGTCGCCCACTGTGCGTGTTGGCAACTACACCCAGATCGTCCAGAAGACCATCAAAATCTCTGGCACTTTGGAGTCGGTTGACAAGGCTGGTCGCCGTTCGGAAAAGGCCTACCAACTGGCTAAAGCCTCTGCCGAGATCAAGCGTGACATGGAAACCATCATCTCTGCCAACCAAGGCCGTGATGCTGGCACTTCCTCGTCTGCTCGCAAACTGGGTGCGTTGCTGTCTTGGATCAAGACCAACACTTCCAAGGGCACTTCTGGCACTGACCCCACCACGATCGGCGTTTCGACCCGTTCGGATGGTGCGACTCGCTCGTTCACCGAAACCATCCTGAAGGATGTGATCCAGAAGGTCTATACCGCTGGTGGCACTCCCAAGGTGTTGATGGTTGGTGCTTACCAGAAGCAACAAGTGTCTGCGTTCGCTGGTATCGCTGCACAGCGTTACATGGCTCCTGGCAACGAGCCGACCACCATCATCGGTGCTGCCGATGTGTATATGTCGGACTTTGGCACTGTGTCTGTTGTCCCGAACCGCTTTATGCGGACTCGTGACGCTCTGGTGCTTGATCCCGACTACGCTGCTCTCGCTTACCTGCGTCCGTTTGCCACGAACGAACTGGCTCGCACTGGTGACAGCGAGAAGACTCAGATTCTGGCTGAGTTCACCTTGGAAGTCCGTAACGAAGCCGCTCATGGCATCGCTGCTGATCTGGCTGTTGCCTGATCAATGACAACCTAAACAGGGGAGGGGCTAATAACCCTTCCCCTTTTTTTATGAAACTTGTAAACGCAACTGACAATAAACAAACCATCTTCCATGATGCAGATGGAAACTTCACACTTGAGATTCGCCAAGATGTGACAGGGATACTAGAAAAAAACAAAGCCGAATTTGCATCTGTTGACGAACGAGCAAAATGGGGCGAGTTAACAAAAGTCGCTTCTCTACCCTTTGTTGTGGTTGATGACCTTAACAAAAAGGGCATAATGAGAGGGTTCGCCGTGATTGACGAACGAAGGTTCAAGGCGTTTCTTAACGACCCTGATAATCGATTTTTTAGAACACGACCTGGAGAAATATGAAAGTTGCAATCTGCGTCCCTTGTAGGGATACTGTCATGAGTGGGTTTGCTTTTGATCTTGCACGACTGTGTGCGTATGACGGAGTGACCCGATGTTCAGAAGATGGTAATTCTCTGATGATTTACCAGATGCCAGGCACATTGATCATGGATCAACGCCAACGCTTGGCAGAACAAGCCCTCAAAGATGGCGCAGATGCGATTCTCTGGATTGACTCCGATATGCGGTTTCCTAAAGACTCGTTAAGGATTCTGCTAAGTCGTGAAGTTCCTATTGTTGGTGTTAACGCAACCACTCGCAGAAAACCGATTGAGCCTACTGCGTTGGATCGTGATGACGAGAAGAACGAACTCGTTAAGGTCTGGAGTAAAGGAAAAGAAGGTTTAGAAGAAGTTGGCGCACTTGGCTTTGGTTTAGTGTTAACTCGCAAAGAGGCTTTCAATATGCCTAAACCTTGGTTCTGGTTTGATGTGACCGACAAGGGTGGATTAATTGGTGAAGATATTTATTTCTGCGCTAAAGCGTGGGAAAATGGGATACCAACAATCGTTGATCATGAGTTGTCGATGCACATCAGGCACATCGGGACTTATGAATACGGATGGGACGAACTATGATTGCAACCTACTCGGACTTGAAAACGGCAATTGCCAACTATTTGGCTCGGACTGATTTGACCGATCAGATTCCCGACTTCATCCGATTTGCCGAGATTCGTCTGCGCCGTGAACTGAGAATCCGTCAGATGCTCAAGACTGTGACCACCTCTACCACTGGTGGCGACAATACAGTTGAGTTGCCTTCTGATTTCATTGAGATTCGTGACTTCATCGTGCAGACCAATCCTGTCCAGCCGTTGGATTACATGAGTCCGAGTTTGTTTTCTAGGAACTCTCGCCGTGGTGAATCAGGCAAGCCCATTGATTACACGATCATGGCTAATGACTTCCTGTTAGCCCCGATTCCTGACACTGCTTACACGCTGGAGATGATCTATTACGCATCTCCGACCTTCCTGAGTGATTCAAACACCAGCAATGTGTTTATCGCCAACTGTCCTGACGCACTACTGTATGCCTCACTGATGGAAGCAGAGCCTTACATCATGAACGATGCTCGTATTGCAACATGGGGCACGATGTATAACCGAGCAATTGAAACGCTGAAAGTAAGTGATGAACGATCACAATACTCTGGCGTTCCTCTGGCAATGCAAACTTCAATGAGGTAAATCATGGCTGAAATGTCGAACTACCTAGAGAATGCGTTAATCAACGCTACTCTGCGAAACACCACCTATACCAGCCCTGCGACTGTGTATGTGGGTCTTTATACGAGTGACCCTGGCGAGGGAAATACAGGGACTGAGGTTTCTGGCACTTCTTACGCTCGTCAAGCGGCAACCTTTGGTGCGCCTAGCAACGGCACTTCTACGAACTCTGCTGCGATTGAATTTCCTCAAGCGGGTGGGTCGTGGGGCACTGTGACGCACATTGGTATCTTGGATGCTTCTAGTTCTGGTAACTTGCTGTATTACACGGCTCTGGACGCATCTAAGACGATTGCAACTGGCGATGTGTTTCGTATCGCTATCGGTTCGTTGAGCGTCACTTTGGCGTGAAATGGCTGATCTGCTCCCGCCGTGGTCGATTGATTCCCTTGACAACCTCAAGGGATCAATTGATGACCTAACGCTAACGCTTGACAGTGAGTTATACCTAACTTCTGTCACGCTGTGG